TCCAATATTCATATAATTCTTTTTCTGGCATATTTTCATTTATATTATGGAACAAATTATAATATTGTTGCTTACCGTTTTTGTCTATATAAGTTGCTCCAGCGTTATATAAAAAATCAACTACTGCATCAAATTGATTTTGATTTAAGTCATCTCTACATAGCTTATCGCACAATGGAGCAAATATTGAATTAATATGACCTTTGGCTAATCTTACTGCTTCATCGTGAGTAATTGGTTTGTCATTTTTAGAAACTCTTTTTTTAGTGTCAAAATAGAAAGTCGAACCTACGCCAATAGTCCATATTTTAGCTGGGCATTGGTACGGTTTAGCAGAAAACCCTTCGTACTTTTCTAAAAACTTAATAAAATCATCGCTTACTGTGGTTATTTTAGCCATTACACTTTAGATTTATAAATTCTCTCTACAATACTTGTTACCCCTTCAATTGATATGTAAGCGGTTGAAATTACAACCCAATTTGTACCATCTAAACTTCCAGTAAATAATCCTACCGAAGCAATTACAAAAACTACTAATTTTCTACTTACCCATTTTGACAAATATTTGTCAATGTACTCTTGTCTGCTCATAATTTTAAGTATAATTTGTTGATTGTAAAATTATTAAAAATAATTCATTAAAAATGTTTTGTACATATAAATTTTTTATATATTTGTGTAGTCGGAGTAGTAGCCGAAATAAAATTTTAAATAAATTCCAGCATTGAAGCAATCTACTACTTGCCGATTTGCTGGTTTTTGCCTTTATGGAAATAAAAACGCTACTGAAAAAAAAAATAAATAAAAAAGCCAACTAAAAATTAGTTGGCTTTAAATTAATCTAAATAATAATTTAATATTCTATCTGTTTGAATTTTAACCGCTTGTTGTGGCGTATGTGTTTTTACGCCTTTTCCTAAATCTTTTTGTTTTAATAAAGGAGCAATCATTTTATTGTAGTTTGTGGATAAATACTGCTCAATAATTAAAATGAATTTTGCTCTATCTACGCCTTTTATTTTTTCATCATCAATATCAACATATAAAAAAATACGTTTATTACCTTCGTTATATTCTTTATTTATATAATTCTCAACTAATTGTAGCATTTCAAATTTATCCTCAAACTTATCTCTATGTCTTAATACCGCATCGGTTATTTTATGAAACCTTAACCAATTAATATTCTGCCAAATTTTAGGAGAAATTCTACCTATTGACTGAAAATGTAAAATAATATCTAAATTTGAGTGGCGATTTGTACAAATAGCACCTACTAAATCATTAGGTAAATTATCAGAAATATATCTATTTATATCTTCGATTAGTAAAAGTCCACCTCTAAAATCAGTCAAAATTTTAAATAACGTTTCTTGAATTTCTTTTAAAGTCATTCTAATTCCATTTTCTTGAAATGGTCTAATTCGCCTTGCTTCAACTATTGGATGTGAAGAAAAACGCATAATATCAGAAACTTTTAATGCTTTAATATCTTCATACTCGTCATTTACATCCAGCACCAAAACCCTACGTCCAACAATCCCTTTTGAGGGATTGCCAACAACATATTGCTTAATCATAATATTGGTAGTATATGTTTTGCCACAACCTTTCCTCCCTATCGAAACACCTAATTTTGGTTCTCTTTCTTCCATTATTTTTTTGCTCTTGGTTTTCTCGCTGGTGCTTTTGCTTTTGCTCTTGTTTTCCTAACTGGTTTAGTAGGTTCGCCACTTAATCTTTCTAATTCTGACAACATATCTTTGTCGCCAAAAGTAGGCATACCACTTGGTGCTACATATTCGTCTTTAAACCCACCTCTATCGGTTAATTGTGCGTAAACACTTTCTTCTTCTGGTTCAAAATAACTAACTTGTTCTTGCAAAGGTGTCATTGGTTTTGCTTTTGCTCTTGGCTTATCGTAAACTACTTCGCTTTGAATTTCTGCATAATCATCATCGTTTGAAACGGTTTGCGTTTGTTGTGTTGGTTGCGTTGGCTGAACTGGTTGCGTTGGTCTAACCCCTTGACTTTCTCTAATAGCAATAGTATTTTGTTTAAGTGAATCTACAATACTATTTGCGGTTTTTCTTAACATAAACGCTTGTACCCCTTTTGTGCCTAAATCCGTAATAAAGTAATATGCCAATAATTGCTCATCGGTCATACCAACTCCACGTTTTTTGAATACACGAATTAATGGTGGTTTTACCTTTTCCTTAAATTCATCTGTTACAAAAAATGCTTCTTTTATACTTTCATTATATTCAACTGCAAATTCTTTGATTGGTACATCGCCACTTTCAGTAGCTAATGTAATATCGGGATTAATTTCGCCTTCGTCAATTAATCTGTCTAATTTTGTTTCTGATAATTCTGATACTTTGCCTAACAATCCACAACCTTTTTCGTACAAGTCCAAAGTCATTTCTGCCATCATTTCCGCACCCATAGTTTTTTCTTTGCCATCTAACTCGCTATATGCTTCGTTGAAAACTCTATCTGGTTCTTTTTCATTTTCAGTAGGTTCGTCAAAATCAGTATATGAAGGTGCTTGAAAATTTGGTTCTTCAAGTTCTGGCATAACTTGATGTGCATCCATTTTATGTTGCGTATAGCTTCTTTGCTTTACGGGTGCATCTAATGGCGAAAAATCGCTATCTACTGTTTCTACTACTTCTGCGTAAATTTGTTCTGTTTCTTGGTTACTCATTTGTCAAAGTATTTAATTTGTTGTTTATGTTTGTTATTTTTTCTAAAATTTTCCTATCCACTGGGTGCAAAGCGTTCAAAGATACTACTTCGTTTTTATAAATAGAAGTAAGGTTTTGAGGTTTTTTTAAAATAAAAGATATGTTTGAATTATCAAGTTTGACTTTATTTTGTAAAAACATAGCACAAACGCCTATTGCACTTCTTCTGTTGTTTTTTCTTTTTGCTGAATAAAATTCGTCTAAAGTCATTTCAAATTCATCGCATACAATATTTATAATATTTTCTGCTTCTAAAATTTGGTCGGTTGTAATTAAGATATTGTTTTTTCGAGAATAAACAAGGATTTCGATAAGTCGTTCCGTTCCTATTACGTTAATCGTTTTATTGAGTTCCGTTAAAACGCTTGTTATGTTGTTAGTTGCTTCTTGGTTCATTGTTTGTTGTTATTTTAGGTATTCATCAATTATATTTTTATAATCCCCATATCAATAAACAAGCATCTCTTTGCTCTTGATTGGTTCTTTTTGCATACCCCGTTATTTTTTTGAAATAATCAGAATTTGTTTTTGCTTTTGTAGGTCTTACTTGCGTAAATTTTATTCCCAAATGCTCACACATTTCACAAATTTTTTTTGCAACTTCGTGATTTGAACCTATTCTTTCGCCTATTTTTGAATTTAAAGCAAGTGAACCGCCAAATACTTTATGCCTATTACCACCATTTAAAAATCCACATTCAATATAAATTTGCACATTTTCAATTTCTGCTTTAAAATTACATAAAAAATCGTAAAGTTCAAAGAAAGTCATATTATATAGTTGCAATTCATCACTTTTAACCGCAATACCCGATTTTTCTGTATCTGGGTCTATTCCAATTAATATTTTATCTTTATTGTCTTTAAACATAAAATGAATTTTTATTATTTTCATTTATTACAGAGAATAACTGACTAATTCTTGACGCACTAACACCGCTAATCAAAGCTATTTCTTTTTGAGTAAATTTATTTCTTAAAGAAAATATTTCTATTTTTTTTAATTCTGATAATTTAAAACTATGATGTTTTTCTCCTTTAACTACATTTAAAAGATTATTTTTTGATGCGTGTTGCATATTTTCAAATGAAGTATTCCATTCTAAATTAGAAACCTTATTGTCTGATTTTAATCCGTTTATGTGATTTACTTGTTCTTTTTTTTCTAAATTAGGTATAAATTGTTTTGCTACCAATCTATGAACCAAACATATTTTAGCTATGTTGTTTTTTCTTAAAGTAACTCTTACATAACCTTTAGCAATAGTTCCTTTCATTATTTTTTCGCATTTTTCTTTATTGTTTGCTAAAGTTTTAACGTTTCCAAAATTTGAAATTTCATAAATACCCTCATAGTCTGTAAGTTGTTGCCAAATTTCTTGTTTGTTTTCCATAGTTTTTTTTATATACCGTATTTTTTAGTAAATTCTGGGTGCTTCAAAATTTCTTTACCTATAACTTTTGCAAAATCATTATCACTTGGATAGTGTTCGCCTATATAAATACGACTATAAGCAACATCATCAATAATTTCCTTACAATAGCTATGATAAGTTGGATATTTACTTGAAATTACATTTAGAATTACATACGCTTGTAGTGTATGACCCGAAGGAAACGATGGTGTATAAGCAACGTAACTATTATATGGAAACAATTTTAATTTATAATAGTTTGCCAACTGATACGGTCTTGGTCTATTATAATAAAATTTTAATTTCATAATTAGATTTTCAGTATCTTCTAATATACTTTTTGTCAAACTATCTACATCAATTCCTTTTTGCTTGAACGTGGTATTTATTATTTGTAATAAATTCCTATCGTATGCCTTATATCTTTTTAGATAATCTAAATTATCAACTTCTTGCATTGTTTTTAAACAATCTACAATTTCGTTTAATTCGTCTTTTACCAATTCAGAATCGTTTAAAGGACAAATATTTAATTTTAATTTATCAAACAAATCATCTACAATACAGTTGTTATCAAGTATATGTTTTTGTTCAACAGTTGGATTTCCATAGCTTAATTCGTTAAATTCCATAGTTTATTTCTTAAAAAAATTTAATATTTTTTTGTGTGTATTCGTGTTGTAAGGCACTTTACCATTTAGCCAATCTCTACGATACGGACAACCACAATCTACGCTTATACTTTCGATAATTGCTTTAATACCCGTAAAGGTAGTTATTTTTTCTATTGTATCGCCTAAACCTCTACTTTGCATTTATTTAGCTTTATATACTGTAATGCCAGTTTTTGTTTTTGAAGCTACATAAGTTTTACCATTATAAGTAAACGATGCTGATTTTTTCTTTTTGGCTTCCAACATTGCTTTGAAATACCCATTTACCGCTTTTGCCATAATTTTATTTTTTAATTTGCTAAAGATGAATGTTGCTTTATAATATATGCTTTACCATTAATCTTTTTACATATAAAAGAGTAACGTGATTTTGCATTAGTAATTTTGTCATTTTCAGAATAACTAAATTCGTATAATCCAGTTAAAGTAATTGAACCATTTAGATTAACAATTTGAGGTTGGTCTAAATAAACTACTTTTAAATTATCTTTTTTAAATAACCCAATAAAGTATTCTTTTATAGCTTCCCTACCAGTTAGTATATCTCCAAATGTAGATACTAAAATACCATCTTGACTATAATTATTAACTATTGAATTAAGATTTTTAGAATCAAAATTTTTCTTCCAATCATTTAAAAGTGCTTTTGCTTCTGCAATAGTTATTTTATTGTACTTTTTAAACAATAAAAAACCAGCAACCGCTACAATACCTAAATAAATTAAATTTTGATTTTTCATAATCTTACTTTTTAAATTTTTTATAAGCAAAATAACCAGCTACTAAAACTACTGCAATAATCAAATTTTTGTTATATGCACCAGCTAATTTTGGAAAAAAAGCATCTCCACTTTTTGTTGGAGGTGCTGGTTCTTTTCCTATTGATATTGCATTATTAACATTTGATTGTTCTTGTAAGTCTTTATAATTAATTATTTCTCCTTTATCAGTAGTTATTCTAATTTCTCCATTAGGCATCATTCCACTAAAAGTACCTTTTATAATTGTTCCTTTTTTAATAATACTATTATTATTAAAATCAGTTGTATCTTTATTTACAATGTAATTTATATTTATTGGTGTCATAATTTTACTTTTTAAATTTTTTGTAATGTATTCATTATCTTATTTTTTCATAAACTTGCAAAGCAAGTAACCTACTACTACTCCACCGCCAAATAATGCTATGTGAATTGTTGTCATATTTTTCATAATCTATGTTTTTTGATATTTTTTACCTAACGCTTTTTGAACATTGTATTTGATTTCTTCAATATCGCCACTCATATTGTCAAATTCGTCTGCACTCGGTTGTTCATCAAGTTTTTTAATTGCTTTTCTGTAATACATAATACCGTATATTGGAACTACAATCCATAGTGCCATAATTAGTATATCTACCATTTTCCAACTTCCTTTTGCTTTACCTTCAAATGCTCCGCCTTCTTCAAAAGTAGGTGTTGGTGTAGGTGCTACTGCTGGTGTTGGCGTTGCTACCGCTGGTGCTGGTGTTGGCGTTGGTGTTGCCACCGTTACTTCTGCTTCCATTTTTATTTTTTTATTGTTGATGTTATTAATAATATTCCAACTAATCCACCCAATCCAGCATAAACGTATTTATGTGCTGATAAGTGTTCTTTGAAATTTGCTAAAGTGTTTGATGCTTTTTTAGGTAATGGTTTACCAAAAACGGTTACGCCACTTAATTCAATTGGACTTGCATCTTCCAAAGTAATTGATTTACCTTGCAAATCTTTTGGTTTTAATGTTTTAGTTTTAAAACCTAAATAGCTAACTTCAAATATAGAATTATTATCAATAATTGCATTATCTAAACTAAAGTTACCATCTATATCTGCTGACGTTCCAAACTTTTTAGCTTGTGTACCGTTTGTAATTGTAATGTTTGCCAAAGGTAAAGGTTCGCCTTTACTATCAACTACTGTTCCGTATATTTTCATTAGCTTTTACCTCCTAAAGTTAAACGTTTAATAGTGTACCAATTTACAATAGCACCTAAACTAAATGATATAATACCTACCACTACAAAAATAGTTGATAGGTGTTTATGTAATTCAGTATTTACTTCCTCTTTTACTAACTTTTCATCTTTTGAAATATCAGTAATATTTTCTTGTAACATAATTTATTTTTTTATTTTATAATAAAAATAAGCTCCACCGCCAATTATTAATGAAAGTCCTACTAATAAATAACCTTTATAAGATTGCACAAACAATCCGAAACTACCACTATTTAACCACTCACTTGGCAACCTTTCAAGCATAACTTTTTTAACTTCCCAAACTTGTACCGTTTTATTTTTATCTACATCAAAAGCTGGGTTTTGAGTAGCAATTAAAGAAGGCGATAAGGTATTTGTTTGTAAAACAAAATTATCTGGCTTACCTACTGCTAAAGGAAAAAATGTTACAAAGTAAGTATCAACATAACTATTCAATTTATTTTTGTAACTCGAATAATATTTATATACCCAATCCAATTGCTCAACCGCACTCATTTGCTTTAAAGCATTGGTACTCGTTCCTAAACCTCTTGCAGTACTTGGCATAAATTGAATTAAACCAGTTGCACCAGCGGAAGGATTTTGAATACTCGGAGAAAAAGTCCTTGCACTTTCCCAATACATAATAGCCATCAACCAATTAGGGTCAATGCCTAAATTAGCAGATATTTCCTTTACTTTATTTACAAAGTCTGTTCGGTAAGATGCTGGAACTTTATCCTCAAATACTAACGCCATTTACCACAATATTTGGTCGGCATACCAACCATTACTATTTTTTACTTTTCTGTCTTTTTGGTGTCGTTCCTTATAAAGTTTTCGCCTATTATTAGCGTAACCTTTTTGAAACAAACCACTTTTTTCGTATTCCAAATAAGTAGGATAATCTTTCATACCCCTTGCACCTATTCGAGCAACTCTAATACCATTTTTGAACACATCAATTTTTTTTAAGATATTAGTTGAAGGTTTAATTTCAACTCCCAATCTTTTAGCTTGTGTATAAGAATATGGTAATATTTTATAACCCATTTTTAAACTTGTACTGCACCATTAATACATTTACGACCTTGTTGTTCTTGATAATAAGAACCATCTAATCTTTTACAAGTAATCATATTTGCTTTTGCAAAATTGTCTATATTTCTATCTGATACTTGTTGAAAAAAAGTACTCATTCCACTTGCGTTACTATAATCTTCAGTTGAACTATTTTGATTATTTTTTTTATTCAAAATATAGTAACCTACACCCAAAACCGCTAATCCACCTAATAAATACATTGTGTTCTTTTTCATTTTAATTTAATTTTAATTATTTATTTAATTTTAATTATTTATTTTTTAAACCATAAATCTAAAAAGCCATTTTTACCTAACATTTTCAATAAGTAACCTCTACTTTCAATATTAAAAATTTTGTTATTTATCATTTGCTCGGTTGTTTGGCTATTTTTAACTTTGCTCTTTGATGCGTAATATCCAGAATTATAAGATACCATTACCTTATTTATATTTGCTCCAGAATTATCTTTAAATGCTTCTAATAACCAACGTATTAATCCAGTACCACAAGCTATATTAAATTCTGGCGTTTTTAATGCTACCAATATTTGAGTAGTAACCGCATTACTTGGTAACACATTAGCATCAAATGTTTTACTTAATGGAATTGTTTTATTAAAATAATCTTTTGCAACTTTCGGCAAAGGACTACCTACAATTTTATCCCATTTAGATAACATTTCCCAAACTGCATCGGGTGTAACTTGCATTAAACCAACCGCATCGTAATTATTTTTACCTACATTTACGCCACCACTTTCGGTTGCTATAAATCCAGTTATAATAGAATCGTCAATATCGAACACATCGCCCCACTTTGCTATATAACCACCGTATGTTCTGTAAATATTATTCATTACATCGGTATTCGCTTTAATCGTTTCTGGTTTAGAATAATTATAGCTTCCTTTTACATAGGTTCTATTAACATCGGGTACTTTTATTTTTATTTTTGTAAAAGACATAATTTATTCGGTTAAAGGTTCTTCACTTGCTGGAGTATCAAAAGTCTGTAACGTAACACTACCACCCCTAATTGTTCTAACATTTCTTGTAAGGTATTTTGTAAGCACAAAACCGCCTACTGCAACGCCTACAACTCCTATTATCAAAAATATCTTTTTACTTCTATCCACTCTTTATTTTTTTCTACCTATTATTTTTAAAATAATTTATAGCACCTAAACTTCCTACAAGCAATATTCCACCTAATACTAAACCTACTACGCCAATACCACCTTTTTTCTCTTTTTCTTCTTCCTTTGTTGAAGGAGTTGTTGGCGGAGTTGTTGGCGGTACTGCATTTTCAGAAACTCTTTTTGCTTCTCTTTGTTTTTTTTCAAAAAGCGTAACCATATCCTCAATCAAATCTTCTTCGGTGTCTTGAATATAATCTAAAATTTCTTCTAATTCTGCTAAAGAATTTTCAGTTGGTTCTGCTTCGTGTTCTTGTTTTGCAACCTCTGACTTTTCTTTTAATGCTTGTAATCCATCTAATCTTTTTGCAATTGAAGGTGTTACCTTATTTTGCAATTTTGCCAAAATACTGTTAATTGTTTCCATAGTTATATTTTACTTATTTAAGTTAATTAACCACAAATATAATAATTTATTCAATAACAAGGCATTAAGACTAAAATTATTTTTAAAAACAAAAAAAGGTAGCTTTTTTTAATTACTACCTTTTATTGAATTAACTAACCTACCTTAACTGCAACCAAGCACGTTTTACCGCATCAGTCCACTTCTCGCCATCTTTACGGATTTTCTTTGCTAATTGCATTGCTTCTCCGTTTCCTTTTTTGATTTTGCCTCCATTATTAAATCTATAATTTTTAGCTACGTTTTCTAACCAATGTTTTTTAGCTTCGTCTTTAGTATATTCGTTTTGAAAATACACTCCTTTACCTTCTATTTTTGGATAAGAAACTTCCCAAGTTTTTTTACCAGCTCCCATACCACTTTCTACTTTTAAATCTGATAATTTAACTTCCCCACCAGCCATCATTTTTTCTTTAGAAACCATACTACCAGTGATTTTATTACCTACCTCTTTAGCTTCGTCTTTAGAATAAACCTTACCGTACTCTTTTTGATATTTCGGTTCGACACGTTTTCCTTCAAATCTTTTTGCTATTGCGTTTGATTTTTCGTTAAATGTGGTTTTGCCACCTGACATCATTTTATCTTGCTCCATAAACTCATACGCTCCAGAATTATGTTTTTCTGCCAATTCCTTTGAGGTTGGTTTTTTATATTCGTAAGTCAATTCTTTAACTCGAAGTCTATTATCGTCTGTAAGGTCGATTTCTTCTTCGATGCCTAAATCTCCGCCATCAGCATATTCCAATATTTCAGAATTTTTATAAATTTCTTTAAGCGTTTCCTCTTTTGTGGTTATTCTCAAACCATACTTTTCATTATAAATTGTTGGATATTCTTTTTTTAACTTTTCATTAGCAACAAAAACACCACCTCTTAAATTATTTACAATACTTCCTTTTGGCAAAACAATATTCATATATGTTATATTGTTTTTACCATTTGTTTGTGCATTTGTTACTTCTTTAATTATTTTATATTTTGAGTGTGGCAATTCCACCACAGACCTACCGCTTGTACCAGAAATTAATGACCTAATTAAACCACCATTATCAAATCTACTTAATGAACCACCATTAGCAAAAATACCTTCGTTTGTCATACTTGTAAATCCATTTTCAGTAATTACAATACTATCTAATAGTGCTATTCTAAATAAATTTAAAGCATTTTTCAATTCTTTTGATACTTTAATATCAGCATCACTAAATCTCAAACTTCCGCTTGGATGATTGTGCGACATAATTACGCCCTTTGCTAAACATTTTAAAGCTAAAGCACATACCATTTCAACATCAATAACAGTTCCAGTGATACCCCCTTTTGAATGATTGTAAATACCTATTACTTTGTTTGAATTGTCTAAAAATAATATTTTTACTTCCTCGTAAGCGTTAATACTTGCTTTGTCGTAAATCTGTTTTAAAACCCTTATAGAATCGTCAAGAGATAATATTTTATTATTATCAATATTAAGGTCAATCGTTCTTATTTTTTCAATATCAATTTCTGGAACTTCAACATCGTATTCTAACATTTTACTTTCATTCAATACTTGTGGTTTTGATTTAGAAAAATCAGTATAACCGCCCATTTCAAAAGGCAAAGGCGGTTGTGAATCTCTATATCCATTTGACAAATCAATAAAAACAATATTTCCGTTTTTGTCTTTTACTTTTTGTATTGCTCCAGAAACGGTTTTAATAAAAGTATCTCCAACTTTTATTCCGTGTGCTTCAAGTGAACCGCCTTTGGCGTAACTTTTAGATAACTTTCTCATAAATTTTATTTTCTATAATTAACTTCGTGTTCCGCACCTTTATCAAATTGATTGTGGTCGTTTGTCCAAACTCTACCATAATCATAAGTTTGTCCGTTTTTTATTCTAATACCACCGCCTTTAGCGTAATTATCATATTTTTCAAATTTATACATATCAATTTTTTTATAAAGTCTATTTACTCTATCGTATAAATTCATATCTTTTGATTTCAATTTTCTCATTTCTTTTTGGAAATTTTCTGTTTCAGAATAATCATATCCATCAAATAAACCATATAAATAATTTGTCAATGCACCACTTAAATCGGGGTCTGAAAGAGTATCTAAAACTTCTTCTCTTGTTTCTGAATCCATTTGCTCTTGTCGATTAAATCGTCTTATTTCGCCACCACCAGCATAAACATTATCCATAAAACCACCGTTGGCGTAATTATCTTCCATTTTTTTGTAATCGTGCATACCGCCACCGTGTTCCATTTTATAAGAAGGGTCTAATATTACTCTTACTCTTTCTCTATCTAAAGAATCTCCACCACCCCACGTTCTATTTTTATCAAAAGTAGAAAAGTACTTAACAACCGCAACTTTAATTTGTGATTTTGTAAAACCACCATTTAATTGGTCGGCATATATTCCATCTTTACCATAAAATTCATTTACATAATCAACAAATTCAATATACTCTTTTCTTGGTACACTTTCTACACCGCCACCGTGTTCAAAAATCCCTTGTGCAGTACCACTACCTAAATAATAGTTTACATAATGTTGTTCAGAACCAGAAGGAAGTCCACCGCCTAATTCCATTTTGCCTTTTGATAATTCTTTAATAATTTCTTTTTCAATCATAAGTATTTCATCATCTGAAATTCCTTTTGTGCTTAATCCATCTTCTTCAATAATTTTTCTAATACTATCAACGTGTTCTTTTCTTATAACTTCTTTTATACCTTGATTTTTAAAAAGCATATTTATTTGATTTTTTTTACCTTCAAGTTTTCCACCTAATTTAAACATTTCCCCACTTGACATTGCACCAGTTTCTCCAACTAATCCAGTATAAGCAGTATTGCTAAAACCACTTAAAGGCATACCAGCATTTAAACCTAAATCGCCACCGCTTGTATTACCAGCTAAATCAGTTACAACAGTACCGCCTAATTCCAATAACGGAGCATTTTTAGGATAGTTTGGTGCAAGTCTATCGGTTCTATTATCTCTATTCTCGTAATATACTTTACCATTTTCAGAAACTCTCTTTCCTTTTGGTTTTGCTTTTCTTTGTGAATCTCTTTTTAAGTTAGTTCCAGAAATACCTTTCAATTCTTTTCGTCTTTTTACCAACGCTAACAATTTTTGCATTTCTGTTTTTGTTGATTTTTTTACTTCAGTAGTTCCTTTTTTCATTTGCATACCAGCACGTTTAACCGCATCAGTCCACTTCTCGCCATCTTTACGAATTTCTTTTGCTAATGACATTGCAGTCGTTTTACCAGCAGTAGTCGTTTTGGGTGCG